TTGTTTTCGCTGCCCACGCCCTGCGTGTTGTAGTAGATGGTCGCCGTTTGCGTGATCGCCGCGGCACCGAACGCCTCGGCCGACGCGATACCTGCAGGTGCGACACCGACCGCGCCTCGGCCCACCGCGGGCGTTCCGAACGCCTCCGCCGAGGCGATACCCACAGCGGTCAAGGCCATGTTCACCTTCGGGTTGCCGAACGCTTCCGCCGGCGCAATGGAGCTCGGGGCCACGCGTTGACCGACCTGCGCGGCGCCGAACGCCTCGGCCGAACCAATGCCAGTCGGCGCGACGGTGACCGGCCCCACCGAAACTGTGGGGGCACCGAACGCCTCGGCCGACGCGATACCCGGCACCGCAACCCGGAATCCGATCTGCGCAGTGCCGAACGCCTCCGCCGAGGCGATACCGCTGGCTACAACGTCCTGCGGGTAGGTGATCAGCTGCGTGCCGAACACTTCCGCCGACGGGATCCCGGAAGGCCGCAACGTCAAGGGGCCTCGGTCCACTTCGGGCACCCCGAACGCTTCACCCGAGGCGATACCAGGCACCGATGCCCGGAACCGGCCGTACCATTTGCCGCCCGTGCGCGTCGCCACTGGAGTTGTCATCACGCCGTCCTTATCGCGCAGAACCCGGCGCCACCCGGACGCCCCGCGTTGGCGTTGCCAACGAAGCCGCCACCGCCTCCGCCGCCGCCACCGCCGGGGCTGTTGCCATTGGCGTCTTGTTCTGCAGCCAGGCCACCAACGAACAGGCGGCCAAAGAAGGGGTAGTTCACTTGCGCTTGACCGACGGGGTCGCGGTTGAAGAACCCGCCGTAGGCCAGGCGCCCGCCCGCACCGCCGGGGATGTTCAACAGGACAGTGCCCGGCGCGGTTGATAGGCGCACGATCAGGGCTTCACCTGGGCTGCCGTTGGTTTCACGGCTCGGCGAGCCCGCGCCCGGCGCTGGAACGTACACATCGAGTCCCGGTACATCCCACGGGATTCCCACACCACGCTCAAGGCTCAGTGCCGACCAGGTGCCGCGCCGTCCGCCCTCGCCGGGCTTGTTGAAGCCGCCGTCGCCGCCACCACCACCGCCACCGGCACTGCTACCGGCGATGTAGACGAACCTCGAATCGGTGCCGAACAGGTAGGTGTACCAGCCCGGCGCGGTGTAGTCCGTCCACGGCGAATCGAGCAGCGTTTCACCGAGCGCACCCCACGCCGGTGCGGACTCGGACCGCACGATAGCCCCCGAGATCGTCGCCGGAAGCCCTGTCCCCGTGTTGTTCTTCTCGGTGATGTAGGTCGGCACCGGCTGCACCACCTCGGTCACCTGCAGCAGCGATGGCGTGGTGAACATCTGCCCAGCGGTGCCGCCAACCTGGCGTACGGCGATGAACACCGTTTCACCGCGGCCGACCGCCACCCCGCCGGGGATTGCGAATGTCTGCACTTTCGACGCGGTCAGCGCAGACTTCTTGTCGCCGAGATCCACTGTGCGAGTCAGTGTTCCGTCGTACTCGATCTTGTACACGCCGACATACAGGTTGGTCATCGCGTTGCCGACCAGCCCGAACTTGAGCGCCTTGTACACCCGGTCGGTGTCCGGTGTGATCGGAATGTAGGTGATGTCCCCCAAAGCCGGGGTGAACATTGTTTGCGCCATGGCAATCGCGAACGACACGTCGTCGTGGGTTCCAGTGGAAACCCACCGCGGGCTGCGGCGGGGCCGGATCACCATCGACGAGGCGAACTGTGCCGCAGCGTTCGCATCGCTGGCGACCGCCGTAACATGTGCCGAAGCGGTTTTCACATCATCGGGGGTCTTGCCGGTGGCGTTGGCGCCAAAAACCCCGTTCCAGAACGCGTCCCAAGTCTTCTGTACATCCTCGGCGAAGTCCTGCCCGCCCTCGACCAGGCTTTTCAGTAAGTCCGGAGGGATCTTGTTCGTCTTGTGCGGGGTCACATTCGAGAACCACACGTCCCCGGACAGGGCGCCCGAATCAAGCTCGATCAGCGCCGCAGCCCGTGCTACCCCAGTCGGCACGATCCAATCCGTGGTGGGGATCCCTTGCCATGATGAGGACGGTGTCGACGGCTGAATCTGTCCTCGGATCACATCAGGCAGCACATTGCCGGCCGCGTCCCACACCGCGAACCCGACCTTGATCGGATTCGAACCTGGTGTCGCGGTGAGGCCCGACCAGCGTGTGCCTGCGGGCAGTTTCACGACGTTACCGGGTACGACGTCGAAGATTTCGCCGCGCACCGACTGCTGTGTGCCGTTGGCTGTCACCTTGCCGGCGCCGCCGGATTCCCAGCCAGCGGCGCCCGGATCCCACTGCATGAAGGGGTTTCCGGCGATGCTGTCCGCGGTCAGGAATTCCCCGGCCCCGCGCGTCAAATCCTCGACGACATCGGCGATCCACGACGACGGCAGCAGGCCATTGAACCCGAGCGCATTACCGGCCAACTCAACGATCTTGGCCAAGATCGCGCCGGGGTTGCCAAGGTCAATCCCATCGAGCGCGCTTTTCAGTTCGTCAAGATCAAGACCGGTGAATTCGTGGATGACATCGACGATGTCGTCGAGCGCCCCGGAGATCGCGTCACGTATCTTGTCACCGGCTTGCTTGGCTGTGTCTGCGAGCGCCGATTCGTAGTCCAATTGCGAGCGCAGTGGATTATTAAGGGAGGCGGCACCGGCGCCCCGCTTCTCTGGGAATTTGTCGATACTGCGAGGCATCAGCTCACCGGAAACAGCGTCAGCGACAGGTGCGCACCGGGGGTGGAAAACACGACCGAGCCGCTTCCGCCGATCCGGTACAGCAGCACGTAATAGACCATGGACGTGTTGGCCGGCACGCGGCCTTCACCCGAGTCCGGGGCTATGGCTCGGGCAGGATGACCGGTATCGGACCACTGTTCGCGGATGTGCGCGATCGTTTCGGCGTCCAGGGTGCTCGGGTCGTACAGGGCACGTGCACACAGGGTTCCGGTTTCCGGCGCACTCGTCGACCCTTGCGGCAGTGCTCGGACCTGCACTTCGATTTGGGCGCTGTTGAACAGGCCGCTGCGCTTCCACCGAATGTGCCCGTCGAAGTCGGGGTAGTACGGCAGCGGTTGCCCCGGAACGATGATCGTGGCAATGATGTTCCAGGTTGATCCGTACGTGCCGCCGGTGAACGACTGCTCGGGGACGCTCAGTTTTTTGGCGGTGCCCACTGGACTGCCGCCGCGTATCCCGCCCGCCCCGCCGGCCAGGGTCGAGTCATAGATCAGGGACTGGCCGTCCTCGATGGGGCCGACGAAATCTTCGGCTTCCAGGATTTTCGCGTTGTCACCCTTGGGTCCGGGGATGAGCGGGATGTCGATCGCGAATGTCGGTTCAAGCGTGGTGCCGCCTGCCGTGACATTCAGATTCAGGGGGTAGGTGATACCGCCTGAGGGCTGCGCAACCCCGCGCGCAGTCATGTGCAGGTTGGGCGTGGGTCCGGGCGGTCCGGGGATGGCGCCCAAGATGATCCGCCAGCCGTTGCCGTCCCAGACGTGCCAATAGCCTGCGATGTACCAGGCCATTCCGGTATCGGCGTCTCCGAGGTCGTCGGGCAGATCGACGGGCAGGTTTATTGTCGAGCCCCATTGCGGTCGCCAGAACGGCGACATGTCGCCGCGGTCGCCTTTCTCTCCCTTGATGGCGTCCAAGACGATGTTGTCTTCGCCGGGCATCAGAGTGAATGTGCCGACGATCGTTTGCGGGTCTCCGGGGTTGCGGGGTGCCGCGTAGAACAGGGTTCGGATTACCCTTTCGCCCAGGAAGATTGGTTCGGTGGGGATGATTGCGGACGTCACGATGTGCCCTCCTTGGTGTCGTCGCTGTCTTCAACGTTTTCGTTGTCGGTGGCGCGCAGGCGCGCTGAGTACTCGTCGCGCTCATCGGTTGGTACTTCGGCGTGGCCGCGGTTGTAGGCCCGTTGGCCTTTGCGTTTCACCATCTCGACGAGTGCCTCGCGCACGTCCGGGTCCAGCTCGTCAATTTCACGGGCGCGTGCACGTGCCTCGCGGCGCGCGTCGCGGCTTCGGTCGCGTGGGGTGTCTTCCTTTTTCACCACCCATTCGACGGCGTCGACCAGTCGCCCGCTCTGGTCGGGCAGGCGGCGCGCCCGGATGAACGCCTTGTCTTCGTCGACGTCGGCGCCGGCCAGCGCGCCGTGAAACATCAGCAGCTGCAGGTGGTCTTCCGGCATTCCCAGGCCCCATCCGTTCGGGCCGACCGCATCGCGGAACGCCTCGCACAGCCGGTCTTGCTTCGCGAAAATCTCGTCAAGCTCAGATTTCGTGAACTTTCGGTCGTACGGAAATTTCGGGAACACCTTGTCTTGCTGCCGGTTTCGTCTGCTCATCAGAACAAATCCCCGCTTCCTGCCAGTAGTGCCGCGAAGTTCGCGACGTTGCCGATGGTGCGGAAACCGCGGGCGACGGGGTCTTCGTCGCGGGAGTCGTCGCCGAACGAAACCGTGGGCCGTCCCGCGGTCGTGCGGTCACCTTCGCCCTTGATGGCCATGATTTGATCGGTGTAGACGACGCCCCGGATTTCCGCTGACACGCGGTCGCCGAGCCAAAAGTCTTCGCCGAGGATGTAGGGCTGCCCGTCGCCGACGTCGAACTTCATCGACCGGTATGCCTTCATTTCGAAATCGCCTGCGGCGAGTTCTTGAATGGCGTTGATGACGTACGCGGTGCCGCCCGGATTCTTGAAATACTCGCGGAACGCGTAGCTTCCGGCCTTCGCGGACCGCAACGGGTTGACGTACCGCATGAACGCCAGGAACACGTCGTCGAGCTGGCCTTGGTACAGGTTGTCCAGACCTTCGACGCCGGCAGCTTCGACGCCCATGATCACTTGGGCCAGTTGCGATATGCCGTACCGGATCGCGAATGTTATTGCCTGGTTAACCCATTGAGGGCTCTTGCCGCCGACGATGATGTCTGTGGCGCGCGACTTGTAGATCCGCAGCTTGCGGCGCCGGATGTTGCCGAACCCGATATCGCGGTATACGAATGGCGGCGGCTTGGGTGAAACCAGCAGCAGTTTCCGGAAGAACGGGTCGACCTCGCCGTCATGGTCCGCGTCGATCGGGATCAGGGTTTCGGTGATCAGGTCGTCGAGGGTGGCCGCGAACAGGTTGATTGCGCCGTCGAGCATGGTGCCGGTCGGGCCGGTCACGCCCGACTTGTCTTCGAACGACAGAATCACGCAGGCACGGGTCGGCTTGAGGATCTCGGCGAGTTCGGGGCCGAACATCGTGTACGGCGCCGGGTCGCCGGGCAGCCACGTGTAGGCGCGGCAGATCACGCCGGCGTCCTTCATGACCGGCGACAGGACGGTGTGCGCGTCCTTCCAGCGTGAACCGATTGTGCACCAACGCGATTGGTCGAACAGCCCAGCCACAGGCATGATCTGCACGGGCCAATTGAGCGGTGAGAGGTTTTGCAGCCATGTTTCCGGGGCGAAGATGTTGCGCGGTACCGGGAAGAATCCGTTGAGCGTGAACAGTCGAATGCAGTTGAAGAACATCGCTGTTGCGCAGGTGGTGACCGTGGGGCCACCCCACAGGAACATCTTGGGCAGCTGTACCTCCATGGGAAATATGGGGTTTGCCGCGAGGTAGATTCCCTTGAGGTGGCGTCGATTTGAGATGCACTTGAGGGTGGTGACGGCAGCCTTTCCGGCTTCTTCGTCGTCCTCGATGACCATGACCTTGCCGCCCCAGCGGGTCCGGAAGTCGTGCGGCTTGTCCGGGTCGGGGTCGATCGTGAGGTGAATGTCTTCGTCGTCACCGATTTGGTAGGTGATGATTTCCCGTAGCCAGTCGTTGGCCTTGCCGGAGAACGTGATGTTGGCTTCACCGTCTTCGGTGGCCAGTTCTTCCCAATCCCATTTGTCGAGGTTTTCGACGCGGGCAATGAACCTGAATTCCTTGTCCCACAGCCGAACAAGGGGCGCCTTGGTGCGCCGGTTCATGTATGCCCAGCGGCGTTCTAGGAGATGCATCCGCAGCTCTGGTGTGAACTCGCCCGCCAGCGTCTTGGGGTCCAGGGTCAGTGTGGGCGCGGTCATGCGAGCGCGCTTTCGAAGCGTTGCGGCAGCTGGCACCAGATCTTGCCGCCAGGCTGGTTATGTGAGACCGGGATCGTTGCGACAGTGCGCGGCGGGATCGGAATCGAGAATCCTTGTCCCCGGAACCGTTGCAGCAGGGGCAGACCCGTGTCGCCGTACTCGCCGAGGATCCAGTTCAGCAGCTCACTATTCCGAATGAATTTCTTGAGCAGGTTGTCCGGCGGATCTTGGGCGGTGATCGCGATCCGGTGCGTCGGATCGGTGTCGATGATGCAGTGTTCGCCGGGATTGAGTTCGGGAACATCGATCATGTTCGCGTCGCGTGTGCGGGTGAACGTGCCCAGGATCTCGTCTATGAACGGGATCCCGAATAGCCGCGACAACTTCGGCCAGTCATCGAACGGGTTTTCCTGACCTGACACGATCGCGTTCGGGCCGTCGCCGAGCCGTATTTTTGACGGCGCGGTCTTCGACGCCTGCACGAAAAAGATCGGCCACGCCGGCTCGGTGGAGCGGTTCGCGATCCTGATGAATCCCAGGCTCGGCCCGCCGGGGGGACGCACGAACGGCGGCGGGGCGGTGTCGGGCCGGTGCCAGCGCGGTTCACCGTCGGCGGCGAGGATGATTTCGTGCAACGCGACTCGCTGCAGCGCGGGATCATCGGGGAGCGCGCATTTCGGCGCCTCCAACAGCTGCATCGGTATCCACAGCTGCCCGTGTCGTCGCGTGGTGACTGTGAAATATCCGGTGGCGTCGTTGCGGCAGCCGCGCCAGAACCGGGCCTCGGTGTCGTACCAGCCCAGCGACGAATCGGACATCAAGCCCAACGTGAAGGAGATTTCGCGCCGGCCGTCGACTGTGCGCTCGAACCGCGGCGGGCCGTACGCCGGGGTGGTCCACACTCCCTCGAACGGGACGTGCACCATGCCGTCGATGGGGCCTGTGATGAACGCGCCCTCGCTGCCCGCCAGCTGCCCGGTGAGCGGCCAATACTGGCCGTCGGACCCGATCCATGCACACGACACCGCTTCGCCGCGTGCGGCTTCGGACAGCTTGGACCATGGCACGTTTCGGCGCGGTCCGATCAGCTCAGAACTTGTCACGATGTCACCCACCCGCGCCGATGGGTTCGTGCGTCATCTGCCGTGGAGTGTTGAGCAGGACACGACGAGTCCGGTCGGCGATCGACCGCTCATCGCCTTGCGGGTTGTTGATGGTGACGTTCAGCGAGTTGTCGGTGTTGCCGGCGTTCCCGACGCCAGGCGGGTAGCCGGTACCGACATGGGTGTTCGGGCCGGTGAATGATGGCAGCGTTGAGGAAACCTCGGGCACCATCCCGAACGGAAGGCCCGACGTGGCGCCTCCACCATCGAAGGTCGCGCCACCGAACGAACCACTGGGGCTGCCGAGCCCACCGCCGCCGCCAGCGCCGGCGAGTAGACCGCCCGCGAAGTTGGTGCCTTGCGGCGTGTACTTGATACCCAAGATGGCCTTGGCCAACTTCACGATGCCCAAGTCCTCGATGTTCGGGAAGACCGACCCGTCGAGGCCGAGCATTTCAGCGAACCCGCCGCCGACGATCTTGCCTATGTCGCTCAGATCGTTATCGCCCTTGTTTTTCTTGGATTCCTTGGCAGCGGTGAACTTTCCGCGTTGTGCATCGGCGAGATCGGCTTGCGTGTCCTGCGCCTCGCGGCGCGCCTTGGCCGCATCCGCTTTCGCCTTGTCGAGCGCGTTATCTGCGGACAATTTCTGCGATTCCGAGGCATCGAAATCGAGTTCGCTTTTACGGGCCTCGGCGATCTTGACCTGTGCGTCAGCATCTTTGATGCGCTGCTGAGCGTCGGCGGCACGTTCTTCGGCTTCGCGGACCTGTTTCGGGTCGGGGTTGTAGTAGCCGGGTCGTCCATCTTCGTCGTATCCCGGTGTGCCGCGGCCTGTCTGGTATCCGGCGCCGAACACGCTTCCGCCGCTGCTGCGGCCACCGCCGCCGATCGAGGCTCCCCCACCGCCAACAGCACCGCCGCCAGAGGCAACGAGCGGCGCCGTCGGAAGACCCACGGCCTTGGCGGTCGCGTGGCGTCCGGACCCAAGTATCACGTGCAGGTGGTTCATGTGGTTCTGGTTGTCGTCCCCGCGGTCGCCCATCGGGGTACCGGTGGTGAACGATCCGCCGTACCCGTAGCTCTGTTGACGCCAAATGAAGCCGTTGAGATCCAGCGCGGATTGGTTCTTCACCAAGAATGCGGCGATCGAATCGCCGAGCGCTCTGCCCTGCGGGGTGTCGTAGTTTTCGATCATGATGTCGATCGCGTTGCCTGACGAGTGTTCCCCGAAACCGTCCTCGGCACGGCGCCCGTAGATGGTTTTCACCTGCGGGAATAGCTGCATAACAGTGGATCTCAAGTAGTCGGCGCCGGGGTTGAGTCCTTCGTGCAAGCCGCCTTGGTCGTAGCTGCGCATCATGCCCAGCCGCCGGCCGGTTTCCATCCAGATATCAATCGAGCGCTGACCACCACCTAGCGGTATGAATGCCTCTCCGCGCGTGGATGGTTCGGCCCACTGCACCAGGCCGGACCTGCCTACCGGCCGTTGAATGAGCGCCTGACTCGGTAGCTTGCCGTCGGCGAACGATGCCACCGAATCCCACACATCGAAGATTCCGCCGCGTGCGCGCGCCGGAGGTGGCGGCAGGAACGGAATCCATGGCCCATCTGCTGTTGCGTTGCCGCCCATGAACGGTCCCGTAACTGGCGTAGGTCCGGGGTTCTGCAGCATGTCGCGGAACTGATTCCATTTGCGCTCTGCCTCGGAGGTATCGGCGGTGATCGGCACCTCGGCGGGCTTGTCGTTCTCGATCGACTTACGCCACGTTTCGAGAATCTTTTTGCCCTGGTCGGTGTTCGCGGTAACCGTCACGGTGCCGTCAGGCAGGGTTTCGACCTGCACGCCGATATCAGCGAGCTTGCGGCGGACCTCCGGTGTGTTCTCTGAGATCCGTATGGTCTTCCCGTCGGGGATGCTGGCAGTAACTTCGCCGAGGCGCGACGTGAATTCAGCTGCGGTCGCCATCTCATCTGAGGTGGTCCGGATCTTGTCCCGCACCCGGAATAGACGTTGATTCAAGTCGTCGGCCGCATCGACAACCTTGTTCAGTCCCTGCCCCCACGCGAACGCGTCCTCGGCGGCGCGGCGCTGCTCGTCGGCTTTGTCGTGGCGCCCGAAGAAATCGTCGACAGCGGCCCCGGCCTTAAGGAGCGTTCCGACCACATTGCCGACACCGCCGACCAGCAGGGCCAGCGCACGAACCGCGCCCCCGACCATGCCGATAATGCTTTGCCCCAACGTAATAGCAAGATCAGCGGACGTACCGAAGAATCTGATGATTGCCGGTGCGTGCTGTTGCACCCAGTCTGAGAACTCCGTAAGGCTGACGTTGACGAACTCAAATAGGGTGGACGCCAATGGTTCCAACGCCGAAGCGGCATTGTTTTTGAAGATCTGCCACTTCTGTTCGAAATCGTCGGTGTCCGCGGCGGTGTCGTTGATCGATGACCCGGTCGATTCAAGTGCTGATTGCAAGGTCTCCAGATCGAGCGCTCCGGACTTGATCGCGTCGAAGAACTGCACACCGCCCTTGGCACCGAAGATCTTGTTGGTGAGGTTCAGCGCCTCTGCATCGCGGCCAGCGTCGGTCAATGCCTTGATCTGGGAGACGGTTTGTCGCAACGCTTCCGGTCCGGTGACACCCTGCGTCTTAGCCAGCGTTCCCAGACTCTTAGTCAGCGCCATGACCGCCTTGTCGGCGTCCAACCCGCGCTCGTCCAGCATGCCGATCAGTGCGGCGGACTGGCCGAAGGTGAACCCGAATTGCCGCAGCTGCGGGCCACCCTTGGTGACTGTGGACAGCAGTTCGTTGATGGGAATGCCGGTGCGCTGCCAGGCACCGAACAGCGAATCGAGCGTCGCTACCTGGTCTTTGCCTTCGACACCGAATGAACGGAACGCCCGGCCAAGTCCACGTACGTCGACCGCTTCACCAGTGAGCCGGCCGAGGTTGGCGACCGACTTGGATACCGCGTCCAGCTCGGGGCCTGTCAGGTGTAGATCCCGGTTGACCTCACCGACGATCTTGCCGAGTTCGGTAAACGGCAGCGGCACAGAACGTCCCAGGTTCTTCACGGACAGTTCCAGCGCGTCGAGCGCGTCGCCGCTGGCGCCGGTGGTGATCTGCAGGGTGTCGAATGTTTCATCGAACTGCGCGCCGAGTTCGTACAACTCGCGAGTCAGCTGCACCGCGCCGGCCACCGCCGCCGCCATTCCCGCACCGACCGCAGTGCCCAAGGCCGCGGCAGCCATCGATGCCTTACCCGCCAAACCTTCGAAACTGAACCCCAGGCCGTCGACGGCGCTCGCGCCGTCCTTGTGCCGCCGCAGGGAACTTTCGTAGTCGTCCTGGGCTGCGGCGGCTTCCTTGAGCGCACGCGTCTCGTCGCGTCTTGCCTTGTTGCGGGCCTCGGTGGCTGCGACGATCCGATCGTTAGACGCGGCGATCTTCTGCAGCCGCTGCAATTTAGCCTCGGCGGTCGCCAGCTTGCCGGTGGCGTCGGCTGCCTTGTCTTTGACCTTGATGACGTTGTCGTAGGCGCGGGCCAGTTGCGCTTCCGATGAGACGATGCCGTCGGCGAGGTTCTTCCCGAAGTCTTTACCGAGCTTGGTTCCGAGGCCCCCGACGGAGCGGTTCAGCGCCGTTTGCGACTTCGATTCGATGCCCGCAAACGACGGGATGACCGGGAGCGTGTAGTACCCGAAATCCAAACCACCTTGTGCTGCCACGGTGTGGCATCCGCCTTACCTCAGGTGCAGCGCTTGCCGCACAATCCGCCGCAGCCAGGTCGGCCACGGCTCGACATACAGAGGTGTTTCGATTTCGGTGATGTATTGGAATTGGTTATCCCACAATCGGATGCGTGGGCGGCTTCTGATTCGGCGCCACGGATACCGCGGCGCCCGGTTCACAGGGTGCACTCCTTCTGGACGACGTCGCGCACATAGTCGACGAACTTGTCGAAGTCGTCTCCGGTAGGGCACTTCTCGGCCAGCATCTGCCATCGCGTCTCACCACCGATGAGTGTGACGACAGCTTCGTAGTTCCGGCCGCGCGCGAAATCCCTAAGCGCACTGACAGGCCAGCGGCCTCGACGCTTCGGGATCGTGAATTTGAGACCCTCCCACACCAAGTCGACGGTCGCCTTGTCGGTGTCGGTCTGCTCGTCGGCGGCTTCATTGGGCTTGTTGCGGCTGTTGTTGGCCATGGTGTTCAGCGTTTTCCTAGTTCATGTCGCCGGTTCGCAATTGCCTGTTCCATAGCCGAGACCGCTGGCGCCGTGGGCGACGACTTCGCGGCGTACGCGGCTTCTCGTGCCTTCAAGTTAGCGACATGATCGACTTTCGCCTGCATAGCTTCCAGCGCCTTTGCTATCTCGTGCTGACGCAACGGCCGACCCGGATATATTTCACCTGTAAGCGCTTGGTATACGGACGCGAGAATGAACATTTGCTCAGTCCAAAATTCTTTGCCACCGTTCTGCGCGCGCACGATCGCCGACTTCGGATCCAGCCGGCGAATGTACGTCCAGATCTGACGCAATGACAAAGTGCCCCTGAAACGTTCGGCATAGTCCACGCCCCAGAACCTGCGTAGATCACTCACGAGGTCGTCCTCGTAGTGGTCCAGGATGTTGACCAATGTCGGTATGCCACCGAACCATTGGTCCGGCGCTGCCGGTGTTTCCGGTAGCCGCAACACCCCGACAGCCTCAGCCATCGCGTCCGACAGTTCGCGGTAGTCATCGACCGTGGCGTTATCGCCCAGTCCGCATCCCTGCCCGTTGAGCAGGTAATCGACGGCGTCAAAAGGGCGTTCGCGTACAAGACTGAGCGGCCACACCTCCAGGTTCAGGGGAACCCGGATGGTGTGGCCGCGGAACTGTGCTTCGGCTTCGGTCGCGCCCAGCGCTTCCAGCCGTGCGGCGTCAGACGTTTTCGCCGCCACCTTCACCATCGACCTCACCGTCGCCGGTATCGGCTTCGGTGTTCGGCATATCCGGTTCGGCGACGTTCACCGATTGCGACGTGCCGCGGCTTCGACGCCCCCGCTTGACCTTCGGTGCGCCGTCGGTGTCCGCTGCGTCTGTGGCGAGCTCGTACGGCTTGGCCTCTTCCTTCTCGATCAGCACCGCAGCCGACACATCGTCGACGGTGATGACTGAGCCCTTAAGGAATTCGGGCTTGTTGACAAGCAACTCGATCGTCTTCACTTTGAGTGCCCCCTTTCTATGCGGCGGTCTGCTGCGCGGCGAACAGCTTGCGGGCAGAGTCCGGGAAAATCCGGCACTCGATTTCGCGGGGAGTCGCGTCGCCCTCGGCGTCCTTGATGTTCGGCGTCCAGAACCGCGCCGGCCGCTTGGAAATCTCGCGCCGGATTTCGCCGCTGGCGGTGCGCTTCTCGAATGCCACGTACTCGTACAGCGGATTCGGCACAACGATTTCGGTTTCGGTCGAGCCGTTCCACAGGATCCGCTGCATCGCAGGGTTGTCCTCCAGTGCGGACACCTTGCGGGTGAGCTTGAAGTCCTTCGACGCGACGATGATCGTGCCGTAACCCCATGCCGGGATGTCCTTCTCGTCCCATTCGCGCTGAGTATCGATACCCGCATCGCCTACCAGCAGGCCGAGGAACGCCCACTTGCCGGTGGTCGTCACGAACGGATCGGTGATGGCCGCGGGCAGGTCCGCCGTAGTCGGTGCCGCCGAACCCATCCACAGCAGTACGTCGGCCTCTGTATAGAGCTTCACATTGTCGGGATTGCCAGCCATTGGTGCTGTCTCCTTGTCTCTTAGACGGTTTCGATGGTGCGCACCGCCGCGGGGACGGTGAACGACGCCATGTCGGCGCCGGTGTCGGTGTCCCGCGCAGTGACGAACACGCTTCCGCCGTTGCGGAACACGTGTGCGACCCCTGGCGGGCGGTTGTCGTGCAGATAGCCGTGCACTCGGCGCGCGACGCGGTCGGCCAGATCAGAGCCCCGTGCACGCACGGTGATCCGGATCGTCGCGTCACGTTTGATGGGCCACTGTTCTGGACCGCCGTCATCGTGCACGGTGACCAGCGGCGGACCGGTGCGAAGGCTCCAGTCTTGGGGCACTTCCTCGACGGCTACCCGGCAGACGCTGCCGAACAGGTTGACGTTCGGGGCCAGCGCGAGAAACGTCTCCACGGCGTCCGCGAAATTGTTGCGGATGTCTGCGTGCTCTCTCATCGCAACCTCAATCCCAGGCGTCCAAATGCTTTCGACACCGCGCCGTGTTTGGCCTGGTCTTCCTTTTTGCCGTGGATACCGCGGACCTGCCGGTCGGTGACGTACTCCTCGACCGTGGCGCCCGCCTTCTCTGCTGCCGGGTCCGCGACCGCGTCGAGCGCCTTGCCCAGGCCCTGATCGTTCTTCGCGATGTACGCGATAGTTTTCTTGTTCAGCCGAAACTTGCCTTGCGGTGCCATCAGCCGATACCGCCCTTCGCGGACTGCGCCAGCACCACAAGCTGGTTGCGGTCAGCCCACTGGGACAGCTGCACACCGACCAGCGCGCGGCACTCGCGGCCACGAACGATCAGCCAATCGTTATCTCGGATCTCCGTATCGAGATCGAAGACGACGGTGAATGCGGCGGCGACAACCTCGCCGGTGGCACCGAACCTCTGCCGCTGACTGCCCCTGACGACCGCACGAGCGGTCACGGTGACCGGAGTGCCGTCGGGCTCTATCGTGCCGCGGTCGCCGCGTCGGCCGGCAGCGATGATGGTGACCTGTTCGCCGAGGCTGACGTCTTCACAGAACCGGGCTTCCACGCGTACATGACTGAGGTTGCGGTCCAGGTCGACGCGGCGAACACCCGGCGACTGCATTTCGAACAGCCGAGCCCCGAACTCGACGGCGTCACGAGCAGTGAGCGTTTCGGTGTCCGCGTCCACGATCAGATGCCCGACCGCATTCACGATCGCGACCTGAGTGCCGGCGATTTCCTCGATGGCCGGGTGCTCAGCCCAGCTGCACCGGTCCTTCGGGATACGGCGCTCGGTGTAGGTCGGCCGCCCCCAGGCGTCGACGACCGGGGCACCAGCGTCGGTTACCGGGTCGCGCTTGACCAGCGTGACGGTGTCGGGGCCGGGATCAAACATGCTCACCATGGCTCAGCCTGCGAGTATCCGGTGAATGTGGCCTGCGGCGCCGCAGTAGGCGATAGACCCAGCATCTGCAGGTGACGTTCGGTGAAGTCCAGCAGCTGCGCGGCTTGCGCCATCTTGACCGTGGTCGTGCGGTCATCGGTGGTACGGGTCAGTTCCAGCACCCGAGAATCTGTGACGCCCTCAGGCCCGAACATGGCCTTGACGACGTCGTAGGTTACGAGCTTGCCGCGCTCGTCAGTCGAGGGCAGGTCGGGCAGCCGCGAAGGACTACGGATCCATGCGGCGGCTGCCCGAACCAACACCTCGGCGAGCGCCCGTTCCGTCACCGACAGAGGGCGGAACATGCCCTCGAATTCGGCGACGGTCAGGAAAGGCGTTACATCGGCCACAGCGATTTACCTTGTCGCAGCCTTGATTTGGGTCTTGCTCATCTTCGCGGCCTGCTCAGCGGGGATACCACGATCTACGGCGTACTTGCGCCACACCTCTGTCGAGTTCGCCGACTTCGGCCGCTCGATGCCATCGCCCGGTGCCAACACCACCGAATCCCAACTACCGTCGCTGCCTCCACCACCGGCTGTTTCGTCACCGCCGTCATCGGCGGCAAGCGCTTCGGTTGCCGCTGCGGCGGCTTCGGCTTCGGCCTGTGCCCGTTCCCACGTCTCGCGGTCGACGATGGCGCCCGCCGCGGTGAGGCGGCGGACGTCGTCGTCATCGAGATCAGAGAGGATGGCGCCGCGCTTAAGTTCACGCCATACCCCCTTGTCGTCCAGACGTCGCAGGAAATCCGCTGTCAGAACGTATTCGGCTGTCACGGGGTCACCAACCCAGTCAGCCAGATACCGGCCTTCGGCTGATCCAACGCGTAGGCGGTCTTGCGCGTCGCGTCGCAACGGTGAGACTCGGTCGGGCCACCGTTGGGGCCGTTGCCCTCCGGATACAGGCCGGTGACTTGGAACGCGCGCGTGTCCGAGTAGAACCCGGTCACACCCTTCTGCCCGACCCAGATTCGGTCAGTCGGATATCCGCGTGCGCCGAGGATGTCGAGGTCGAACACCTTGCCGGGCAGCTTGCCGGTGTACTGGATGTTCTCGTTCGCGATATTGCCCTGATAGACCTTCAGGAACTTCTCGTTGTCCATCAAGACCGGCAGCAGGCCGGGATTCATCACCATCGTGTCGGGCTCGAATCCGAACCATTCCTCAGCGCTGCCACCCTCAGCGATCGACGGGGCCGCATTCATGACCTTTTCGATCCCGCGAGCAATGTCGATGCGCGGATTGCCGTTGGCGGTGTCCCACGCCGCGGAAACCGCCATGGTCGGAACGGCACTGGCCTGAGTTAGTGCACGGAACACACGGTCGTCGGAACGCTTGAACGTGTTGACCAACTGCGTAATCTGCAGGTTCACGCTGTCGACGTCGTTCTCGTCGATCATCTCCTTAGAGACCCGGACACCTAGGCCCTTCTTGTTCGCCACAGCGAACAGCGCGGAGCCCTTGCGGCCGGCCGCGACCGGGATCTCCCCGAACTCGGCGACGTCCTCGGGCTCACCGTCCAGGAAGATCGGGTCTCCCTGCCGGTACGCCACGACTCCGTTCTTATTGCCGCCGCCGTTACGGAACAACGTCTGCGAGATGAAAACATTAGTCAGCAGCTGCTTAATCTTCGTCGGAATCCACAGCGGATTGCCGACCATTTCCGACACTGTGAGCCGGGGGCCGTCGCTGATGCTGACGATAGGGGTTGTAGGCATTATTCTGTCTCCCTTGCTATTTCAGTCCAACTCAGACGGTCCGGAAGAGGCCGACGGCCTTGGTTGCTACGACGACACCACCGGGTTCGGTGCAGCGGCCGACGATGGTTCGCGCGTCCGGTGTCGCGCCCGCCGGAGTCACGGTGCCGTTCGCAGCCGCGATCAGCAGCTCCCCGAACGCCGCATCCGCCGCGTAGGTGACGGGCACTTCCGTGCCGCCGTATGCGCACGCCACCTTGGTCGGCAGCACCGCCGTGTTCAGCACCGGGCGCCCGTCACCGCCCGTGGTCGGCGCGAGCACGAGATCTTCGGGCGCGATCGCGTCGGTCAGCGCGACACCGACAACCTTGAACGAACCCGCGGCGGCGGGCTGAATTCGGCCACCGGTGACGCCTTCGACGAGCTGGCCGCCCTTGATCGAAACGCCAGCCTTCGGGGTGTATGTCCGCGGTCCCGTCTTGGTGACCTGAGTAATTCCGGGCATGTCAGAAACTCCAATTCTTGAATCGAGGGTCGTTGCGGATTTCGTCTTCCGCGCTGGCCGATGCCTGCGCCTCGGTACCGTGACCGACTTCGGTCAGCGGCACTGCGGTCTCAGCCGGAATCGAATCCAGCAGGGCCGTAGTGCCTTCCGGGTCCGCCTTCATCAGCGCCAGGAAAGCATCGCGGCGCGGCGCCGTGATCTTGCCCTTTGCGACCGCAGCGTCCACGACCTGGGCATGTGCCTCCGCGATCTGCGTTGCGCGGGCCAGCGCGCCCGCAGCAGCATCAGATTCGAGCTTGGACACCCGCGCCGGGTCCATCAGCACCAAACCGGCCTTGGCTGCCGCGGCAACCAGTTCCTTACCGTCGACCGCGGTATCGGCGCCGGTCTCGGCGGCGTTATCGCCGGCGGTGGTGCTGTCCCCGGCGGTGTCTTCCTGCTCGATACCTGCCAGCTTGTCGAGTGCGGCAAGCACGTCTTCGTCGGTGGCGTCCGGTCCAAGACCGAGCCGCTTTGCGACGTCCTCCTTGATGTCAGGCACGTGGCCCTCCTTCGAGATATTCGCCGAAGCGGACGCCCCGGCGTTGTCGGCCCGCGCCACCGGCGCGGGTGCGGCCGGACGGCCGGAGTACTTGAACTTGTAGGACGAGCTGGCCAGCGCCGAGGCGACCGCCTGTTCGGTATCTGCACGAGCCCCGGAATCGTCGATGCGTGTCGCTAGACCAGCAACGACCATTTCTTCGGCGGTGTACCAGGTTTCGTCGGCCATGGCCTGCGCCCACTCCTCTGCGGTTCCGCCGGCGCGGTCGGCGTAGAGATTGGCGTAGCTCGACGACAGCTTTTCGAGATGATCGGCGACGCTGCGCAGGTCTTTCGCGGTGCCGTATTGGCCGGATCGGGCGTCATGCACCATCGCCTGCCCGTACTTGGAGACCACAACTTCGTCGCTGGCCACCGCGATTACGCTGGCAGCCGATGCGGCCAGCCCGTCGACGTAGGTGATGGTCTTGCCGGGATGGCGCATGATCGCATTCGCGATGTTGATGCCATCGAACGCATTACCGCCCGGCGAGTTGATCCGCACCGTCAGTTCGGTTTCCGGATCCAGCGCGGAAATTTCGACGACCAGCGCTTCGGCATTGACGCCGAACCATGAGTCGATTTCGTCGTAGATATGCAGCGTGGCCGTCGGCTTATCCTCTGCCGATACGGCTTTCGCGACAGTGAACTTGTACCACTCACGGTTTTCACGAGCCATCAGAACAACCTTCCTTTCGCGAACGCGAGCGCCTGCGCTTCGGTGTCCTCTGAGCTCCGGGCGGTGTCAGTCTCTTGCGGTACCGGGATCGCGGGCGCATCAGGCTCTTTCGGGGGCGCGGCGTCGGGGTCGTTCGCGTCGGGTTTGGCCGGCAGGTCCAGCGATTGGCGCAACGCGCGTTCGATCCGCAGATCCGGGGCCAGCAGCCCCGCCTCAACGAACATTTTCAGCGCGGCTGCGGTGGCGTCCTGCTGCGAACCGATCTTGTCGAACACCAGGCGCGGCGTTCGGGCCTCTGTGCCGAAGTTGATATCGACCAGATCCTCGATGATGTGCGCCTGCCCGATATCGCGGTAGGACTTGGCGGCAGCGTTCTCGGCCTGCACGAACGGTCGTTCCTGCACCGCGGCGAGCGCGTAGCTTCCGCCGGTATCGAGGTTCATGTATTGCGCCAGCCCGGCGAGCGCGATTGCCTTGTCGTGGTACACGATTGCCGCACGGATGTCGGGCAAGTTTCCCTGTACACCGAGCAGCGCCAGCGACTGGCCGTTCGCGAGGCCAACACCGGATCCCATGCCGCCCTGAAATTCCGAGGCAACTTTCTGCATCGCCGCGACTTCCTGCGGATCGTTCGGCTTCGAAGCGGTACCGACCGGCACACCCATACCGTTGCGGCGTGCCGCCACAACCTCGATGCGCAGCAGCTCGTTTTTCAACAGCCAATGCTTGTAGCTCGAACGCAGAATCGAACGGCCCTGCCAATACCCCGGCCGCTTGTTCCGCGTGTACACCACAAGCCGATTGATCGGAATATCAAGCGGCGTCGGCCCATACATGATGCGCCCGGACGACGCCGGCGCAAGCTGCGTGACCGAATCCAACCCGCCGTCCATCGCGACGTTGAACTTCTGAATCGTCCACTGCGGTCGCGGCCCCAGCTTCCGCAGCACGAACCGGCCGTCCGCCTCACGCCGATACACCTGCTCGAACACGGCGTGCCCGAATTGTGCAGTTGGTGAGGCAACCTCGCGCAGGTGATCAATCCACGAGAACCGGCCTCGCGAGCGACCAGGGTCGTCGACCTCATCGAACCCGACAACCGGAAGATTCATGTTCCGCGAAATGAACTGCACAACCTCGGCGTCCGCGCCGTTCGGGTCGATACGCCAACCGGTTTCGACAATCGGCAAGCTGATGGCTTCCAGCAGCGACGAAACACGCGAGTCGTTGTTATCCATCTCCAGGAACACCGACACCGACGCCGGATGCTGCAGGTCCGGAACCTTTTCGTACGGATCCCAATTGACCCAGCCGTCGACGAACGGGGTCACGTAGCCCGATTCGCCGACCGGCATAGCCGTCTTGACCCGCTTAGTCACCGGCCTCCCTCAATCCGAACATGCTGCGGCACAGGGCAGCACCTGCGGATTTAGAATGCGGCTCCCAGCGCGTCGAAGTGGCTACTTGTTGTTTCGGGATTTGCGGAGCCCATCGAGGGCAGCGCGGCCGGCGAGTCTTCCTCGGCGAATTCCAGAACACCCCAATGCGCCATCGTTACCGCGATGACCTGCGCAATTGAGCCTTCACGGTCGTCCCAAACCTTGTCTCCCCGAGGCAGTTCGCGGGTCATCGCGACCTCTAAACCCTCAGTCAGAATCGGCTGGTTTGTGTGTCCCAGGTCACCGGACATTGCGGCGTCCACGAAGCCTTGGAACGCGACCGCGATCTGTCCGGTCGTCGTCAACGTGACATCAATCCCCAGCTTTTTCAGATACGGCGCCAGCGGTTTCGCCGGATCGTGATCGTCGATGACCACCGCAGCCGGGTCCCACAGGTCGATCAGCCGCACAATGTACGCGGCGACCTGCCCGATCGTCGCTTTCTCGTAGTAGCCGATTTCGATCTGCACACGGCCTTCGATCGTGCGCTGCCCCACCGCGATAGCCCACCGCGCCAGATCACGCGTACGGGACACCGCCAAAACTTTCTGCCCGACAAGTTCGGGCGCATAGTCGGTCAACGGCTCCCACACCTCCTTGATTGGGATGACCGGGTCAATGAACCGGGCGTCCGCCGGCCACTCACCCCACCCGAGAAAGTCGGCTTCCCACAGCGCGACCTTCGATGCCTCGCGGCTCTCGACCGCTGTCTTGTAAAACCGCTCGATATCGCGCTCTTTCGAAATCACCCCATATGACGGCTCGGCCAGACGCCAGTTCTCGCGGTCCTCACGCGCCGCCTTGCGCTCGACTGAATCCTTAGGCGGATCCGGTGCCGCGAACTCGATGAACAACAGATCTGTGTCCTTGTTCAGCCCGCGGCGCCGCATACCCGCGAACACGTGGCAATTCGGATGCTCCGATTCCACGGGCGCCGTGGACGTGTAGATCGTTTGGGAGTTCGCCGACGCAACCTGTGCACCCTGCAGCGCCGAAACTTCGTCCTGCGTCAGGTTGTATGCCTCATCGAAAATCGCCAGATCAATCCGGTCAAGACCACGGCCCTTGTCGCCGGATCGAACGCCGAACTGCACTGTGACCTCGGTGCCGAGCTTCGATCGGACTACGATTTCACCGAAGCCCTGTTTTCCGCCGGTCATTGAGACCACACGGTTTTTCAGCGACGGCCGCGAATTGATGATCGCCTTGACACGTTTGAACACTGCGTCGGAGGTGTTGCCGCGCTGCGCGGTGTAGGCGATGTTCTCGCCGAGGATGAACAGCCCGAACAGGATGCGCAACACCAGAATCAGGGTCTTGCCCTGCTGGCGGGTGCAGACCAGCACCACGTCCGGATGCGTCCACAGATAGTCTGAGCGGCGACTCAAGATCTTGCGCATCGTGCGCCATTGCCATGGCAGCGACCGCTGTTTAGTGATGCGGTGCCCGAACCGTGCGCAACGGTCGCCATCGGTTTCGTCACCGGCGAACGAATGCTCGTGCTTGGGTTCTTGCCGTCCGGTCAGTCGCGGCCACTCACCCACCCATGGCGGTGTGTCTTGTTTGTTCGGCGGTGCACCGGCTTTCGGTCGCCGCGCGGTCGCGCGTTTGGCCGGCGACCTAGATGTCGTCGAGGTCGTCGTCTTCCGAGCCGCCGCCACCATTCGGTCCCATCGATCCCGCGCGCTGTTTGTGAATCTCAGCGAGCAAATGCCGTAACAACGTGGTCTGTTGTCTCTCCTCGGCGATCGTTGAATCGATCTTCGCTTCGACAATCACGGTCGCCGGATTCTTGCCATTGTCGTCAGCAGCCGCCACGATGCCGCGCAGATCCAAACGCACCCACGACGATTCGACACCCGAGTTGATACCCGCCAGCGTTTCCAGACGATCCGCCACACGCGCGGCCTGCCGGATCAGCGCGGTCAATCCAGGGCCATCCTCCTTGCGTTCCAACTCAACCCGCAGCCGCTCCCCCGCACCCGGTTCAGCCCCCGCCTGCGCCTGCCCCGTGCCGGCCGCCGTCCGCTTTGTCCTCGCGGCTGTCCGTTTCACGGCCTTCACCGGCCCCATGTCAGAGGCCGGTTCCTCACTACTTGAGGTGGTTTTCGTCCGCTTCGTAGTCCGTGCCGCCGTCACCGCGACGCACCCCCAAAATTTTCAGAGTCGCCCAAAAAAAATTCCTGACTACCGCCGGTGTCAGCTGGGGTGGGGTTGCTAGGAAATTTGGGGGTGGCATACACGCTGGTCAGGGCTGTTTTCTGGTTAACGCTGTTGAGACTCTGACCTGCGATGATGTCGTCTAGCAAACGTTGGGTGTGTGGTGGGGTTGGGTCGCTTGGCATCCACCTCGTGTAGTGCACGATGAGGTCATCCGTTGCGGGCCTGGTCTTCGTGGCTGGATTGTGGGCCGTTGAGGATGTGGCAGTTGGGTCCGAGTTTGGGTGCGTAGATGCTGGCTCCGCAGTGGCATGTCCACATGTGGTGTCGGGTGTTGCATGCGCAGGGTAGGTAGCGCTGTGTCCATCCGTCTTCGTCGCTGCTGTGCCAGTTGGGGCAGTAGAGGGGTCCGACTCGGGTCCAGCCTTTGCCGTTGGGGACGAGGTCGCCGACGTATGTGTTGGGGAATCGGTCGCGTGGCGGGCGTGCCATGGTGTGGTTCTACTCGCGGGGTGCGACATGGCGTCTCCGAGTGCGTGTCGCGACCGAGGAACGGGCTTGGCCAATACGCTCGTGGCAACAACGATTGATACATGGGAAGGGCTGATATGCGCATTGATGATGTGTTCGCTGTGGAGTTGGAACGGGATGGGGATGATCCGAAGGCGCCGACGACGCTGAAGGATCCAGTCAGTGTTGATTTGCTTGAGGGCGGCGCATTGCATGTTGTGTCCAAGCGTGAGTACCTGGTTGACGGGTACCAGACGTTTGACTCGGTGATCTATCCGGCACGGCGGGTGAGGAAAATCGTGCTGAAGATGTACACGCTTGCTGTACTGAGTGGCGGTCACAGGAAGTCTCACTACGTTGGACTTCCTGCCACTGAGGTGCGCGGAAAGATCCTGTACTTCCTGGGCAACGACGGTGTTGATCCGGGCCGAGCCGGCCGCTTTGTGGATCATCTGTTGGCCAGGGGCGATCAGGATCACTTTGAGTACGACATGAGCGGTAAGCATGACTATCGATTCATCGTGTATAGCTAGTTCCGTCATTGGCTTAGTGCTTGGGTGATGAGCGAGTCGACGTGGTTGGTGATGCTGCGTTTCCAGAGGTTGGCGTGGAGCAGGGCTTGCATCCACCAGCGGTTGGTTCCTGGTAGGTAGTGGCGGGACCATGCGTTCATGTAGCGCACGAATTCGAGTCGTTCCGGGTTGTCCATGTCGGATAGTCCGAGTAGTGCGAACAGCTGGTCGGGGTCCATGTCGCGGGGGTCGAGCGGGGTTGTTCCGCCGCAGGCGGCGAATTCAGAATCGCTCACGGCAACCCCAAGGTTTGACGTGCGATGATGGCTGCGAATTGGGCCTGGCCGCATTGGTTGATCAGGTAGTTGGTCGCGCCCCCCGCCGGCGGGTCGTTATCGCGCATGTACTGCTCCCACGCCAGGCTGCGCAACGTGGCCCGGTGGTGCTGCTGTGCTGCGGCTAGCGCTTCGTCGAGGTCGTCGCCTCGGTACAGTTCGCCCCGGTCGACGTTGAGCGAGCCTTGATTCTCTCTCCAGCAGACGGTGTGCCATCGGTGGGGGTTCTCGAACGCGTCGCCGAAGTACACGCTGTAGTTGCCACCGCTGTGGGTCGCGGCTATGTAGTGGTGTCCGTCGCCCCGTTCAGTCCATTCGAGTTTGTCAGGGCCAGTTGAAGATTCGGGTTCCGAGTGCGGGGTCGGCGTCGGGTCGGTTGGTGAGGGCTGGTCGTTCGTCGTCACGGTGGCCTCCTTGGCGTTGTTTGTTGCAGGTGCCGTGTAGGAGTCGGTCTGCACGGCTGGTGGTGGATTGGGTGCGGGCAACACTGTGGTCGGCGGCGAGGGATCCGCTGGTGGTGTCGGGTTTTCCGTCGCGGCGTGTGGCGTTGGGGTTGTGGTCCCAGTTGCGGGTGCGGTCGCGGTACATGGGTCGTGCGCACCACCAGCAGGGTTGCCCGTCGATGTGGCGCGTGAGTAGCCGGTCACGTTGTTGTTGGTGGTCGTGGCCCAGTCGTTTCTGCGTGGTTGTTCTCGGCGTGCGGTTCGGCATGTCAGCCCGCGTCGTCGTCTTGGTCGTCGTCGGCGGCGAGGTGTTGCGGTTTGGGGCTGCTCTCCCAAGCATCGTCGGGGCGTGCGTGCCGGCCGTGTTCGGGTTGGGGTTCGGGCTTCACGGTGAACGCGTGCCCGCCGCCGCGTACCGGAATTGCCTGCACTTGTTCCGGTTTCGCGCCTTGCTGTTCCGCTATTTCGGTGATCTGATCCGAGATTGACGGCTCGGGTATGTGTGAATAAGCGCCGTATCGAGTCATAGCGCCGATGGGGCCGGGCATTGTGGGTTGGCCGACTGGCGGCGTGATCTGCGCTTTGGTGAGTCTGACGCGGGTGTTGTCGCCGAGTGCGCCGCGCAGTTGGCGTAGCACCTCGATCAGGTACGGGAGTTGGGTGTCGTCGGCTTTCACCATGAACTGTGCGCCCAGTTTCTCGCCGAACTCGGCGCCATCCAGAGGGATAGCAAGGTGTACTTGGTAGAAGTCGCCGAGCCGGGTGAAGAATTCGTGTGCCTGGTCGGCGGGTGTGCGCGGGTCGCTGTCCAGTGTCGGTGCGGTCTGTTCGGTGAGCGTTTGGACGGCGTCGTGGAGGTTCTTTGTGGCTTTGTGTGCGCGGGCGACGGGGCATAGTTCGTCGCGGCGTCGGGTGTCGCGTTCTAGCCGCTGTTTGGCGCGTTCCAATCTCGCTCGGCTGCGGTACACGCGCTGTTGGGCTTCGGCGAGCCGTTCGTCGACGGTGTCTGTTGCCTCACTCAGCTTGATGGCCTTATGAACCGCCTCGAATGCCGGGCCGAGGGCGTAGTCGGGTTGGGTGCGGTTCAGGGCGACAGCGCCGAGGATGGGTGCTAGTGCTTGGTACGCACGGCGGCGGACGTCGTCGGTGTCGGGTTGGGTGGTCATGGGTGCGGTGTCTCCTTTGGTGTTGTGGGGGTTTGGTTCTGGTGGACGCAGCTGCGGCCTCTCCCCACCGATTGAGGGGGTCATGGGTCGCGCTTGCCGAGTCGAAACACCGCATTGGTTCCCGGTTTGACGTCCACCAGATGTCGGTGACGGTAACGGGATTCGGGCGGTGATGTCGGGCAGCGTCATTCGGCTACCCTGACCGGTAAGTAGTTGTCATCCCAGGTCGCGAACCAACCGTCGATTGACCGCAGTGAGCGAGCGATATCCATCAGTGCGAGGGCAATAACCACCTGCGGATCGGCGTTTTTGGCGTGAAGGTCGTACTGTTCAGCATTTTCGAGGTGGTTTGGTCCCATGATCAGTCTCCTATTCGGGTGAGGCGTTTTCCGGGTGCGGGTTCGGGTTCTGTTGCGCCGCCGAGTGCTTCGTCGACCGCCAATCTGCCTATGAGGCGCGTGCAGAGTTCAGCGGCGTTGCCGAGGCCATGGCGGTTCAGGATCTTCGCGGCCTCCTGCGGGGTGGCGATATCGCTCATCGTGGTTTCCCGGTTTCGGGGTTTATGCCGTTGGCGTTCAGCGTCTGCTCATCGGTTGGTGTGGACAACCTCATGTGATCGACCAGCGGGACGCAGTCGATGCTCCAGCCACCGAAGTCCTGGTGTGCGTTGACCGCCACCCACAACACTTCATCGGTACGCATGATTTTCAGGATGAGCTTGCCGACGTTGCGGGCCAGTGGTTCCATGTCGGGTCCGCCAGCCAACTCGATTCCGGGCATGGTCATTTCGGACCGGTCGATGGTGCCGCGGGTTCGGACACGTAGCGGGATGGCGTCGCGCCGGAATACGTCGGGGATGAGCGCTCCCCCAACTTCGTTGAGCGCGTCGGACATGTACCGCACCAGCACGTTTCGCATGTGCTGCTCAGGTTCAGTCATCGGTGTACCTATTCGATCGGGGCGCCGGCGGCGCGCAGGATGTCGGCGGACGCTTCGACGGCGTTCCAGGCTGTTCGGTCGCCGCCGTGGCGGTCGGGGTGGGTGTTGGCGCGGGCTTTCCGGTATGTGTTCCGGGCGGTTTCGGGGTCGTGCAAGATGCGGTGCGCCCAATCGGAGACGCTGTCTTCATTGCCTTGCGCGGCTTTCGCGAGGTGCACGGCGGCACCGGCGGCGGTCTGCGAGACCGGGGTGGCTTTGGCTTCGATGGCCTGCCAGCCGCGGTACTGCTGCCCGGTTTGGGTGATTCCGTAGCGTTCGACCTTGCGTAGGGCTTCGAGGCCGAGCGCGATGGCGCGCAGGTTGTCTTGCCAGCGGGTGAAGGTGTCACACGGGTATGACAGCGCCCCGTGGCGGGATTCGATGTTCAGGATGACGCCGGGGTGCTGCGCGGTGGCGTTGGCGCGCGGCATGCCGTCTGTGATACGGAAATCTTGCTCGCGCATGGCGATTTGCAGCACTGTGGGGGCGTATTTCTCGCCTTTCCCGAGGTACCAGAGTTCCCGATCGAGCCGGGTGAGGGTGTCACTCCAATGCGCTGAGAAGTTCGAGCGTCGGCGGTCACGTGTGAGTCCACGGGGCCATGTTTCGATGGGTCGAAGTGTCATGTTGGGTGGGTAGTCGGGCATTTCGATGTTTTCCTTGCTCTGGTTGGGTGATGTTGTGGTGGTTCAGAATTCGTCGCGTTTACGTCCGCGTTCGCGGCCTGTTTTCCCTCCCCATATGCCGTGGTAGTCGAGGATGCTGTCGGCGTAGTTCAGGCATTCGGCCCTGACAGGGCACACTGCGCAAACACGTTTGGCTTCGGCGACGATGAGGCGTCGTTTCAGTTCGGATTTCGAGCGTTTGATCGTGGCTTCGGACCGCGCCGGGTCGGGGTAGAAAATGTCTGGTCGGGGATGTCCGCGGCACGCTGCCTGCCGTTTCCAGGTTTCGTCGATTCCGTTGCCGAGTTCAGCGAGCCGTCGTTCGGTGCGGCCCTTGTTCGGGAAGATCGCGCCGCCGGCCATCTACGAGGCCAGCCATTCGGTTTCCCAGTCGACGAGGGCAATGTTCTCGATGTGTCGGCGGCGGGTGTCGACGGGGAGGCGCCAGCCGAGGTCAAGGGCGCCCATGTGCGCCAGTCCGAGCGCGTCGGCTTGGTCGTGGTTTTTGATGCGGTGTTGGTCGTCGAACCATGTGGCTTGCGATTCGGACAGCACCAGTTTCTTGTGTTCGCCGGGCTTGAGGCCGTTCGGGGCGCGTCCGGTGATGAATTTTCCTCGGGTGGTTGGGTTTACGACGGTGATGGGGATTCGTTTCGCGTCCAGGATTGAGAACAGTGCCCACCAGAGGCCGTCTCGGTCGAACTTACTGGGCAGGTTCGATGCCCATGCGGGGCCTTCGATGACGGCGCGAACAATGGGTGCGGTGGTGTGGATTTCGCAGACGATGGCGTTGATTTCGCGTGCTTCGGTGATGATGCGTCGGCTTCGGCGCCACCACGGAACGCCTTCGCGTAGCGAGTATCCGACGTGTGTGATCACTGAGGGGTGGGCGACGCTATCGGTGGTTTCGCGGGTGATCGAGGCTATGCCGGCTCGGGCGAGCGACGGGTCTAGGCCGAGTACCGATTCGGGGCCGGTCATATCTGAATCTCCTTGTGGGGCATTGCTAGTCGTTTCACAGCGACAGCGAGTAGAAAGCCAACATCCTCTGGTGCCTGATTTTCGGCGCTGAGTGCGATCACACTGATTGGGCATAGAGGGTCGCCGTTGTGGTCGGCTAAGTGCTCTTGAAAATCGGCGATGAACTGGTCGAGCGCCTTCTCTGCGGCGGCGACGAGCTGGTCGGCTATGGCGGTCACAGCGGGCGGTATGTGGCTCATGCGTGGGGGTCCTGAATGACGCGCAGGGTGTCACGCTTTTTGTGGACGTGGGGCCGGGCGGCTGCCACGGATGCGCGGAGCGCCGGGTGCTGGCCGAAGACGTTGCGTTCCAGCCTGCATACGCGTGCGAGTAGTTCGTCGATACTGGCCATGGCGTGCGCTAAGTCCATGGCGACAACCGGGTCGGGCGTGGTGAACACCTGCACGCCGCGTGGTGATTTCACGTTCCAGCGCGGTGGTCCGCCGGTGTAGGCGTGCTTGCCGTCGAACCATCCGAAGGACGTGCGTCGGGTGGCGGGGTCGATGCGAACTTCCCAACGGCCGGAGCCGTTCTCGGACTTCGTGGGCGTGGTGGTTTTCATGCGGTGTTCTCCAATCGGGGGTGGGTGCAGCGGATCAGCGGCGACTCGGGGTCGTCGGGGTCGGAGTAGCGCAGGCCGTTGGGGTCGCAGTCGGGGCATGCGCGGATCGCGGCAAGCGTGACTGCGCGTTGGCTGGCTGCGGCTTGGAGTTGTTGGGCGTCCCAGGTGTTTGCGTTGCGGCGCGCGTTAGCGCAGGCGCCGCATGGCAGTTCGGTTCCGCCGGGGTGTTGGGGGCAGTGCTCGGCCGGGCGGCTTCCTACCGGACTATCCCCACTAGAAGTAACTACTAATGGTGTCTCTTATACA